CCACCCATTTGTTGAAAATCACAAGTACGAATAGGCGAACAAGTGATGTCAAGAAGTGTACAGTATGCTGTAGGTTTTGATTCAATATCAGCCCATTTAGGTCTAAGAGGTAAAGCAGAGGCTTTTAAATCCTTAGCTGGGCCATTATCAATACAGTCTTTAATTTCTGTAGAGTTAATATAAAAACGACAGTTACAACATAAGCGACCCCTAGCATCTCCTTCCGTAACACCCCACTTATTTGCTTTGTCTTGCCAAAACTCTGTGTTTGGTTTACGTGGATCTGCTGGTCCAAGTCCTTTCTCTTCAATACCTACCATGTGGTTTTGAATATTTATTGTGTTACTCTGAAGAGGATAAGGGCAATTATTCATTGGATCTATTAAAGTAGCCATTACCATTTCACCTTATCAGCAACTGCTACACATAACTCAATAAACTCTTGTTGTGTGTATTGTTGCTTCATCATGTTAATTTTAGACGTTACCCACTGAACATTTCCTTTCACGTAACCCAAAGAGCTATCTATACGATCTAAAGAAGCGTTGTTGTTTATATCCATAGCTTGTATATCTAGACCTGATAGAGCACATTTAAAGTCTTGTTCAACAAGTAAGTCAGCTAAATATTCAAAAGAAAGATTCCACTCTATGCCTCTAAGTTCTGCATTTGTTTTATATTTATGAGCAAACGACTTTCTTAAAACACCTTTATACCAGCCTTTATGCGCATTATTGTCTGGATTTTTATTTGCACAGGCTTTACAAACTTTATTTAAACGTAAAGACTCTTCAGCATAGTTTTTTCGTAGATAACTTTGTAAACTACCACAAGAACTACAAGGCTTATAGTATCTACCGTCTTCGCCTTTAGTCACCAGTTTTTGCATGACCAATAACCTGCTGTTAGTTTAGATTTCTTTTGCTCACATTTGTGTCTAGCATTAAAAGATTTCTTTTTATCTGGTTGATTCTTTTTAACACCTTGTTGACCGAAACGTATCGTCTTTACTTTATCACCCTCTTTAGCTACAACAACGTGCGACTTAGTTGGGTGACTCGGAGTTCGCTTTGGTTTGTTGTATCCGCTTACTCCGATTCGTGCTAGTCTTGGGTCTTTCTCCTTTGCCATCTGTTTGACTCCTTAAAACCGATAACGTCTCGCCATACTCCTTACACTCCTTCTCCAGGGAGTTGAGCGCCTTCCATAGTTTGTCTAACTGACTGTTCACTTGCTCCACCAGCTGATTGAATTGGTTGGGTGTTATCACTATTGCCTCCTTGTTGAGTAGCGATTTTGTTTTTAATGTCAAGGTCACGTTCTTTTAACAGACGGTCTGCTACTTTCAAGCGACGCTCAAACTCTCTGTCGTCTTCGTTGCCATCACGTAAGTTTGTTGTGATAGCTTTAACACGATCAATCTCTGTTTCAATTGGAGCAAGCTGTGCTTCAACACTAATCTTGTTAGCACGCGCTTGCGACTCCATCGCCTGACCTTGTAGTGCTGCTGTCTGTGCTTGTTGGAATGCCATCTGAGCTTCTGCTGCCATCTGCTGCATACGCTGTGCTTCAGGGTTGGGTTGCGATGCTTGTTTCATTGTCGCAATCAACTCTTCACGGTTGGACAGATTCATGTTGTCGATTATGCTTTGAATCAGCGTTGTGTATAGCGGAGAGTCAGGTGACATTGTCTGCAACAGCTGGACTAATTGCGTCACTTCATACTCACGTGCTATGATGCCAAGCGAACTGGTTGCGTTAAATTTATAGTCTTTAACGGGGTACAACTCAGGCTCAAACTGCATATAGCGATACGCTGCCTTCTCGACAAACGGCAACAAGAACGACTCTTGGAAGTTGATGAGGGTTCGTTTGTGACGCTTGATTATAGCGCCCAGTGACATAGAGATTCCAGCCGCTGTCGCTTCACCGTTAATACTACCTGCAATGCCAGCGGAGTCTATAGCCCCTGTTGCTTGCTGAACCATCCCTTGCAACGCCGCCGCTTGTGCAAACGTAATCTGTGACACACTACCAAAGTTAAATGGATTGATGATTTCTTTGGGGTCGCCGTTTGTTAGCAGTAGTTTGCCAGGGCGTATTTCTGGCTTAGTGCCACGTGGTATGCGTGTTGCGTCCATAGCCATCATTGGATGCACTGTTAACGCTAGCGCATCAATACGCGCTCGGAGTTCGGCATCAAGAGCCTTCTGACTATTATAGCCTTTCTCGCACACACCGCGCCCCCAGAAGCGCGACGGAACTACATCCCAAGGGAAAGCCACGACAGGGCGGTCTTGCATCATATACGGGTTACGTTCAGCCTTCAGCACGACACCCTCATTAGCAATCACGACAATAGCTTCTACGTAGTAGCTTTCTTCTTCACCTTCAACACCTAAGTCTTCGTATTCGCCAGCGGCTTCCAGCATTTCGCGTGGAACAAGTCCGTAGTATTTTGTTAAACGGATTTTGTCGTCTTGATATGACGTCAACTCTTGATCGGGTTCGATGTTGAAGTCGGAGGGCGCATCTGGTATATACGCTTTCGTATACACACCCTGCTCTTGCAATAGTTCGACGGTGTGCCGCGACACAAACTCGTCAATAGCCACACCCAGGGCGTCTTCAATGCTGGTGGCTACAGGGTCGATGAGAAAGTTTTGTGGCATTATTGGACGTAGTTTAACTACGACGCGGTCGCGGATGTTTACACCTACAGCTGTGAGGTCACCATCCATAATTGGCTGTGTTGCCGGAGCCATCTCTTTCTCTTCGGAAATAACAACCTCAGCAACACCCGTTCCAAAGACAGCCGCGTTGATAAGACACTCAGCGACAGCTTTTCTAATCTTTGTCTTAGCAAAATCTTCGTGTAATTGGTTGCGTAGATAAGCAATGTCAGAAGCGTCTGGATCATTACGATCATCACTGATGTCAAACCACTTACCACGACCAAATGTAGCCTCTTCCAACTCTGCGACAGAGGATTCGACGGCTTGTTGAAGCGCTGGTGACACAATACGCGAGCGCTCTGACTTACGATCTACGTCTTCAGCCGCCCAAATACCACGCCATAAGCGATAATACTCGTCGAATTTCTGTGAATAGTTGGCGTCGTAGTGGTCACGCCAATCATTACACTTCGACATCACCCAATCTTCTAATGAATTGTCATCAATCAACAACGCTTCATCCAAACCTTCATAATTTTCCATACTAATACCCTATTAGTAGCCAGCAACGCTGTCTAATTCAACAAATTCGTCAAACTCTTCCCAATTCCCTGCGTAAGCCACCTTAGCCAGCTGGTCTATATACGCTAACGAGTCGACAAGGTCGTCATGTGTTAACGGATCGGGGAATTGAAACAGCTCGTCTAAGAACTTTGAGTTCCATTGCGCCTTCTTTAACGTAATTAAACCGTGTTCAAACCGCCCTTGTAAGGCCCACATAACACGATCTGTCTTCTTTTGGTTGCCGTGTGTCAACTCTTGCACATTAAAGAAGAAGCCGTAGCGTTTCATCATGTCCGTTAGCGGGGACATCACTGCTTGCTTAGCAATTCCCTTCTCAATTCCAACGCTGATTGGTTTGTAGTCTCTAACCACTTCGAAAATCTTACGAGCGGTGTCTTCAAGCGTCCACCTACCGTAAATAATACTCTCAACAAACCACCCTTCTTCACCCACTTTAACCACGCTGATAGCTGTGTTGTCAAGTCGGCTGTTCTTTGAGCGTTTTTTGCTGACATCTTGGAAGCCAGCCAAGTCAATAGCGACATAATAGTCACCCTCCATATTGCTGTCATCAGCGACAGTAACCCATTCTTCTTTAAACATCTCGCTGCCTTTGGCTTCAAACGACGCCATAAACTCTTGACGAAATGCGTAAGAGGACATAGACTTCTTTGCTACATTAATCTCTTCCGGATCGAGTAGCGGGTTGTCGTAAGACGTAAAGTGCCAAGCCCTGTAAGTGTCATCATCTCCTAACTCTGCATACCTGTATAAGTCGTAAAAGTGGTTTCTGCCTTGTGGTGTTCCAATGAAGACGGCTTTACCCTTCTGATCCGCTAGCGCGGGACGCAGAATAACTTCCCACACGTCCGGCTTCATATCCGCATACTCATCCATAACCAAAAACTTCAACGAAACACCGCGCATAGTGTCTGGGCGGTCAGCCCCTTTCAAAGAAATAGTTGCGCCATTTATTAGGGTGATGGTTAGGTTGTTAACGTTTTGCCCTTTTATTATTGGTGACGCTAAGTCAAAGATGGTTGACCACATAATATCTCTAGCTTGCCCTTGCGTTGGAGCTACGTAGAAGACACCACCTGGTGAGTTTTCGAGGGCTTTTAAGATAAGCATCCACGCCGCTAAGCGTGATTTACCCGTCCGTCTACCCGCCGCAATAACTTTAAAACGCGTCTCATCGTTAAAGACATCTTGTTGCCACGGCAGTAGTGAGACGTTTAATGCTGTCATAGTACGATGGTGGATGTTGGCGCTGTGTACAACTCATAAGAAATTATGAACGTAGCGTTGACGGAGGAGCATTGTATATCTATTGTCTCACCTTCTGTCATGACAAGCACCTTGCCATCGCCGCCGCCAAACTCGACAAGGTCGCCAGCA